TGGACGGTGTTATAGTTGGTTACGTTGCCAAGTCCGAGTTGCCCGTTGACGCCGTAACCCCATGAGTAGAGGTCGCCATCCTCCATAAGCACCATGCACGAAATGGACACGCCCGACCCGCTACAGTTGTCGCTCACGATCTTGCGTACACGACCCGCGCTGGAAGGGAAATTGACCTTGTGGAAATATTGCCTGTCAGTGTTTGCCCCGTCTGCTTGCTGGCCCTCGTCTCCGTGTCCCGTAATGTAAACGTCACCGTTTGCGAGAAGGTGCATGGAAATTGAGTACAGATTGACGACTTGGATAACGTCACTGAACTCTGTATTATCGTCATCCTTGCGATGACCACCTTGGCCTATCCCGTTTTTGGCGTAGCCGTTCACCTCCCACATGCTGTCGCCATCGTAATACTTACCGTTGCTGCCCTCTGTTTGGTAGCCCCAGTTAGCGCCCTCTAATTTGCCGCGATTGTAGACGATAGCTGACGAGTGGTTGTAGCTTCCCCAGCCGTTCGGGGTCATGTCCCATGTTCCGACGTTGGCTGCGTAGTTGTATGTGCTATCTCCAGGGCTTCCTGTGCTGTCGGTGATGTAGTTGCTAAGTCTGTATCTCCCACCTGACCACAGCCCTGTCGTGTCGCGGGAGAGCGAAGCTACCTTGCGGTTCTCGTTTGCGCCCCAGTCTTGCCAGATTGGTTTGCCCGTGTAGCGGTCAATGGCTAGTGTGTCGCCGTAGTCGCCCACAGGTAAGCGGGTGACGGCTGCGCCTGTGATAATGTTGATCTGACCGCCAAGCTGCACGGTGTCGAAGGTCGCGCTGTCTGTGCCACCTGAGTAGTAATGCAGCGTTGCGATGTTTGGGGTGGCTGGCATTGTGACCGTGACAGTCGCGTTAGCCGTGCCTTCCGTTCCCGAACGAGCGACATGCACTGTGCTCGTGGCGTCGAAGCTCGTGAGGGCTGCACCTGAGTTGTGTGTGCCGTCCGATGTGGTCGAGAACGAGAATATGTGCCCTGAGTTAGATGCGTCACTAACGTCGAACACGTAGGTGCGGGACGGGAACAACGACAGTGTTGGTGTCTTGTCATAATGGGTGTGGAAACCGCCATCATCGTACTGTTCTGGGCGAATATAGTAGTAGCTTTCCGCGCCGTAGTTGCGGACGTGAACAGAGTAATTGACCGAAAGGGTGGCGGGTGCGCCCTCTTTGTAGGTCATGTCGCCTGCGGTTGTCATTGGCGTGGTGACTGCGCTTGCGATTGCGGCAGTGTCGATGACGTGATCGTAGTTCGTTCCATCGCAGAATACCCAGCCCGTTGTATTGGCGGGGATGGATGGGATGTTGGCTGTTTGGCCTAGCGTTTTGACCGTGACAGGGATCGGCAGAGCGTTATCAATTATTATAGCTACGCCTTTTGTTGGCGCGACCACAACAAAACCAGACTGAGCGTTACTGCTGTCAGAGTTAGTCAGCTTGACGACCGTGCGGGCTACCTGTGCGTCAGTGAGTGTGACCGTGGCTGCCGTTGCTAGTCCTACATTTACAACTTCGGCAGGATTGGTCGCCTCGTTTATCATCGAAAGCATAGCATCTGCGCCGAATAATCGCTCGGCTGCTGTCGAAAGATAAACTAAGTCTCGAGATGTTGCGGCTGACGTTCCTGTTGCATTAGCCAGTGACTTGCCTTGCGTTTTAATTGCCTCGACAAGTTCTTTTAAAGAGTTAGTAGACATGGGCTTCCCTTCCTAAAGGACATCGATATCGAGCAAAACTGCTTCTTCAAGCAGGTCTAAACGCGGCTCGGAGTTGGTTTTAAAGTCTTGGATTTCAGCGAGGATCGCGTTTCCATCGAAGAACTGGGTGAATTTTGTGGTGTCGAGCAACGCAGTCGAGGTGTGCGCCTCTGTGCAGACAAATACTTTCTGCCCAAGCTGCGTCATATCGAGCAAATCGAAGTCTACGTTAGCGGCGTAGACGCCCTTCTGGCGAAAGAACTTCTGGTTCGTGTCGAACCAGCCCGAAGTTGCGTCCGTGTAATGCCCGAAACGCGCTTGGAACACAGGGTCGCCGCTCGAGTTGGGGGACACTCGGAAGTCAACCGCGTCAGGATTAAGGCCGCCCGTGGAAGTAAACAGGTTGTCGAGAAGAACTGGAACCGTGAAGCCGCCCTTCTCGCAAGCCTCGAGATACGTGTCGAGAAGGTGCGTACCAGTGGCAGCACTTCTAAAGTTTAGCTGTTCTGATGGTACGAGGGTACGTGCCATTGCTAATCCTTCTGGGCAAGCTCAAGGAGCTTCGCGATTTTGTAACTGGGCAAGTTGAGGACGTGCTCGATGTCATTCAGCTTGGCAGCCTGCTCGCCCAACTTGTTTTCGGTTGCGGCGTTGTTATGGGACAATGCAACAAGACATGCTGCTATGTCGTCCCGCACGGGTTTAATTTCTTCGTTTATTCGAGCGTCAATGTAGTCTCGTAAGTGTGGCTCAATGCGAGAGGCCAATACGCTGCTGTGTGGTTTGGTCATCCGTTGCTCGCTTTCATTGGTACGAGATTGCCCTTCTGTACTTCATCTTGAATGTCGCCCTGCGGCTGGACGTTCGCGCCGCGCAGCTTTTCCATCATCATCATTTGCTGGGATGGGGTCGGGCCTTGCGCCGATTGCTCTTTGGAGATTTTAAACTGGTCGAGATCGCTAACGCCCATCGAGCGGATGGCCTCCTCGACAATCTTGCCCGAGTTATATTCCATCGCCATGCCCGTCTCGTTCAGCATCTTGAGCATGTTAATCCACGTCTCGGCATTGCGAGTGGGCTCGAGCGGGAGAGTGCCGTCTACTACGAGGTAGTCGATCTCGCCTTGGATGTCGGTCAAGTTGAAGTCGAGGTAGCCGTCCTGCACCATATCAGTGAGGCCCGCCGCGCTGTCGCTGTCGGAAATGCGTATCGCGCCTTCGTTGCCAAAGAAGTCTTGTATGTTCGCAACCATCATGCGGGCCATAGGGCGTACAGAGGTGGCAGAAATGACGCGAGAAAGTACGCCGAGACGCTGTGAGCCTAGCTGTGTGAGCCTTTGTATCTCGGTCGCAGTACGAACCCCGCCCTCTGCTGTAGGCATCCCCTGCTGGGCGTCTGAGGCGGCGGAGAGGCGCTGCTTCAAGCCTCCCATCGCCTCGATATCCCTCCAGTGACCAGACGTAACGTCAGGAATTTGCGAAATAAATACGCCCTTCCCTGGCTCTGAACCTGGGAGGGTGCGAACTATGCCGTGCGGGTTGCGGTCTACGAGGTCATTTATGCTGACTTGGGTGGGGTCAACAAACATCAGATTAGTCAAGGCGGCCTGCACGTTATCGATACGTGAGCGGAGGAGCCACGTAGCCACGTCATGCAGTGGGAGGAGCAAATCATAAAGCGACTGCCCATAGGTCTTATGGGCATCGTGGTACAGGCCGCCGATTACAACAGGGAACTGCCTGCCGTAAGCGTTTAACTGAAAGCGGATAATGACGTTCTCGTCTAGGACGGTAACGACGAGCCATAGCTGCTCGATTTGGGGAAGGTTCACCTCATAGCCCGCGAGGCGGATGTAACACTCGTCAACCACACGGCTGTCGCCGAGAGCAAAGTACGAGTTGCTGCTACCACGCTCGAGACGCTCGGCAGGATCAATGCTCAGTCCTCGTCCCGCTTCCTTGTGCCACTTATGTCCGTCCCACCCACCAGCAGGAGGTGTGAGGCGGTTGCGGAGAGAGGGGTAGCGCTTGAGCTTGGGGTATATGCCGCTCTGTAGCAGGCTGTCGTAAGAAGAGAAGTCAGAAAAGATGATGTACTGCATCCTCTCCCAATCTCCCCACTGGACACGGGGGTCATGGAATACGCGGCGCGGGTCGAAGTTGGTGATCTGGTTTGTTCGGGTCTTTTGATCCCATGTGACCTTCGTGGGGGCGTATCCGTAGCGGATGCAATCAAGTAAATGCTGGGCAAGGCGGGCTTCTCCTGCTGTGCGCCGCATTTGTTGGTGGAGAAGGCGCTCAATAATGGCGGATGACTTGCGAGACTTTCTGTTCAAACCCTCCATCTGAAACATCGGATTGCGGCCCGTAAGGGCTGCCATCAGATAAGTAAGCACCGTGTCCGATATGGCGCGAGTGTCCGCAATGACGGCCTTCTCGCGGAACTGGGTGGTATCTGGGCGGACATACACGTCATGGGCGCGGTCAGCTTCCGTCCAGTGTGAGTAGCGGCGGGATACGCGGTCATATGACATCTGCATCGCAGCTTTCACGTAGTCCACGAGCTTTTGCTCCTGATCCATCGACAGATCAGAAGAAATATCCTCGTATGCCATCAGCTTATCGCCCAGATCGGACAGATCAACGATGACCCCATCCCCGTTCGGCTCGTAAGCGGCTCTATAATCTATTGGTGCAGCAGTCATGCGGCTATTTACTCCCTAATTTGTACCTCAGTCGTCCCTATTCACCCCATCCACGCCACTGACCCAAAGAATTATTGAGGTCAGAGCGCTGGGCCCACAAACTTTCGGACGGTTTGGGCAGCGAAAAGGCAGGAGGATGGTAATACTCGCCCGTTGAAGGGGTGCGAGCGAGTACGTCTAGGCCGATTGCGAGCGCGTCTACCATGTCATCGTGCTTGCCCGAGGGAAACGATTGGCACTCCTCGTGAAATGCGTCGAGCCACGGCGCAGCCGTGGGGAGAAGGACGCGACCGCCCTCGATGAGTGGGAGGATCGCGGTCAGGCGGGAGACCTTATCGTTCACGACCTTGTAAGGAATGATGGATACGCCGCTCTCGCGCTGCATTTCTTGGATGAGGGACTGCCCAGAGGCTTTGTCCTCAATGTAAATGCCTCGAAGACCGCGACCGCGCCATATGTTGTTGAGTTGGATCATGCGGCGCTTGAGTTCGGGGAACTCGAAACGGTCTCGGATGAGGTCAACAATGTATATGTCACCCGTTGTGTCGAGGCCGAGTACCATCATTACGCTGTAGTCGCTGTCCTGCTTGGCTTTGAAGGCGGTGTCGGCGGCAATGATGAGCGAGGAGAACTTCTCGGGCTTCATATCCTCGGGGTAAGTGCGCCACCAGTTAGCGCGGATCAAGTTACCGCCCTCGATGTAGGGGGTCTGTTGATACAGTGAGGCGAACTCACGAGGG